TAAAGAAAGTTTAACGCAAGGGCAACAACTTGTACTTGCAATGTCACAGATGGGTACAGTCGAGTTACCCGCAGGTTTATCTGAAGAAACTCTTCCTCTTAAATCCGAATCCTTGGATGCGGAAAGTACAGATGCGATTGCTTTGGAATTCCTTCGCAACACGGGTACGGTTACGTCTTAAGAAAACTATGGAGAATTAGACAATGTCTTTTGAATTTACAGGCGCATATGGTCTACCTAGTGTACAAACTGCTTTAGAGACAGTAGAGAATGTTTTTTGGTGGGGTCGGTTCGAGCAAGAGGCATTCATTGGTTCCGTAGTCGATGGGGCTACTCGTGACTCTGGTAACAGCATTACGGATGTTCTTCGTCCAGGTTTGCTGATGGGTAAAATTACTACCAGCGGTAAGCTGAAGGAATGGAGTCCGACTGCAACGGATGGTAGTCAGAACATTTTTGGTGTTCTCGGTTACTCCCAGAAGATGCAACGTCTAAGTGCCAATTCTGATCGTTGGCTTGGCTGGATCTACACCTGGGGTTTCCTCAAGGCAGACCGACTACTCATCGGTGGTCAGGCTAACTTTGGCATCTCTGGAAACGCTAGCGAATATATTATTCGTAAGCAATTGGGTAGTCGTTTTACCTTCTCAGATCAACTGGAAGGAACCGACTTTGGTGGATACCGCAATGTAGTCGCCAAGACTGAGGACTACACGGTCCTCGAAGCAGATCATGACACCCTCTTCACCAATCGTGGTGCTGCTGCTGAAGTCATCTTCACGTTGCCCGCTACCGCAAAGGTGGGTCTTAGCTACAGCTTCTACACTGTTGCAGATCAAAATCTGAAGGTAACTGCAGGAACTGTAGATACGATGGTAACTGCAAATGATGCTGCTGCTGATTCGGTTTCCTGGGAAACTTCCAGTGAAAAAATTGGTGGTGGTTTCTCCGTATACGGAGATGGAACGTCCTGGTTGACTGTTTCACATCTGGCACAAGACGGTCACACTGTAACAATTGCAACTTAATAATCGATAATTAACACACCCCTTAAATGATTTGGGAGAATTAGACTAATGGCAGGCGAAATCACTTTACAACAATTGATGCAGACTCCCGTGATCACAAAGGTTGTGTCTCGTATCAAAACTCCCTTGAGCTTGTTTCAAAACTTTTTTGGAATGGGAACGGGTGGAGCAGCTGCTCAGAATGTTTCTGGTCGCCACTTGGGCTGGGACATCTTTGACAAAACTCGTTTGATCGCAGAGGGTCGTGCCCCTGGTACGGGTCCATCAACGGTCCAACGTAAAGCAGTCGGTCACGTAAGTGCAGTCGCTTATCGTGCCCATGAAAAGATCACTCTTCTCCATGAAGAGATCTTCCGTACTCGTCCCCTGGGACAACAGTTTGGTGTTGTTGACCTCAACGGTCAGAACTACATCAACCACCAGATCTCTTACCTGACGCAACGATTCCGAAACTCCCGAGAATTCATGATCTCACGCATGCTTCGAGGTGGTTTTGGTGTTAAGCAGACTGGTGAATCCTGGATTCCTGTTGAACTAGGTGCTGGAACATTTGATGTAGACTTTGACATTCCCGCAACCCATAAGTCACAACTCGACCTGGGTACGGGATCCGATGTCATTGGTACGGTCTGGAATAACGCAGCTGCACCAATCATCAATGATGTCCTGGCAGTCAACAAGTCGTTTGAACGACTCCATGGTCGTGCCTTACGACACATCTTTATCAACTCGACCATGTTTGGTCACTTGCTGGCGAACACCGAGTTGAAGAATGTCGGTGGTACTGCTTACCGAATCTTTGATTCGCTTAGTGCCAGACAGATGAAGAGTGAAGAGGGTATCCCAGACAGTGGATTTGACGTCGTCTTCCGAGGTCTTCCCTTGCAAACATTCCATGTTTACGACGGGGTCTTAAATGTTGACAAGACAACCGACAGCGACACGACAGCTAATACCAGCTTGTTCATTCCTGACGATATTGCAATCTTCATGCCTGAACCTTCACGAGACTGGGTTGGTTGGATCAACGCTTCCGAGTATGTGAAAGAGAACGTCATGGACGCAGGTCGACAGGTCTTTGGTTTCCATACCTGGAGTACCAATACGATTGATCCTGCAGGTATTGAACTGAAGATGTTAGACAACGGACTTCCGGTACTGTATGTACCCAAGTGTGTTGCCTACGGAACGGTTACTGGATTTTAATTAATAACGTCTCTACTCCCCCAGGGACTTTATAATTGGGACGGACGGATTTGGTCACTCAGTCCGTTCGTCCCTTTTTCGTATCATGAAATTATCCTTCGCATTAGTACCTTGTCTTTTAGCAGCAGTAGATACCGCCATATTTGACTGGGGTACGGTATCTGCGACTGCCTTACTAGGTTGGTATCTTTGGTACAACACCAAGGTCATCAGCCCCAGGCACGAGACTCGAATCGAGACAATCCATAAGCTATGCAGGGAAGAGATAAGTGCCCAGCGAACCCACTATGAAGATGTAATCAACTCCATGCAGGAACAGTACCAGCAGAGACATGAACAAATCCTCTCTGGACTGAGATCCATTTCAGAAAGACTACCCGATAAGGACGACTAATCATGCCCCTGGTACATCGAATGAGAATATGTCCTGAATGCGGAGAGAGTTATGAAGTCACCTATCTTCAGGTAGGTGAGAATCTTGTACCTCAGAACATATTAAGAAAAGATCTCCCTGGGGAAAAATGCCCTCACTGCGAGAAAGATAAATAATGGGTACAACATCACCGAACCCCAGTACCTGGGTAGTAGAGCCACACCTGATTAATAGTAATACAGCCTTGATGGTTGCTACGACTGCATCTGGTACCTTGGATAGTGGGCTTCCAGGAGAAGTTGCCTATGGTTTTACGCAAGATAGTACAACCGTTTGGCAATTTTCACCAGCCCACCAACCAAGTGGTTTAGCCCCTGGGACTACCTACTCCTACACGGTGAAAACTCGCTTACCTGATGGGCTCCCTGGAGATGCCTCTGGGGAAGTTGCCTTCACTACGCCTACACTAGAAACTTTGACTTACTCCAAGTTCAAGAATGAATCGCTCATCAGTACGTAAGGAACTAGTACATGTCAAAATCTACGCTAACCATCAAACAACGGAGGTTAGATGAAAAAACCATTGCCAAGTACAAGGCAACAATTACAGACGAAGACCAAGCAGCAATTGCATCAAGTTCCTTGTCCACGTTGACCTTAACTCTTTATGATGTAGAAACAGGGACCATCATTAATAGTCGTAATGGTCAGAATATACTCAATGCTAACAACGTAATCATAGATAGTGATGGTCTGCTAACCTGGACGATCCAAGCTGCAGACAACGAAATTGTAGGGACTCGACGTCGTGCAGGGCAGTATGAAAAGCACGTTGCTCTTTTCGAATATACTTGGTCTAGTAAAGCCAGTAAGCACGAACTTATTTTAGAAATTCGACAACTTGACAAGGTAACTTGATGGCAACCTATAACTCTACAACAGGGTACCAGGAACCTTCCAGGTCTCCCCTGACATATGCGTATACTTCGGAAACAGAGATTAAACGAATTCTCAGCGACTCCGGGTTCGACCTACGTCTGGACGACTTATCCAATGACCTGGATACGGTGACTGACCTGATCAATGAGGCTACGGATCTGGTTAATTTCTACTGTGGTCTTAGCTATGATGAGTCTGACCTGGAGACAGCCCCCCTGGTACGCAGGTGGACTACCTGGATTGCATGTTACCTCCTATCCCAGAGACGAGGAAACCCTGCACTCTTTGCAGATCGTATGGGCGAGGTTCTGGCTCTCCTGGAGGAAGTGTCCAAGCATGATCGGATCATTCCCCGCTTACCAACACGAGAAGATCTGACTCCTGCGATGAGCAACTTGCATATTGACGACAAATTCCGTACCCATAAGATTCGAGTTCATCCTACAATCTCGACCGGGGGTACATACGGTAAACAAGACTTGTCACCTCGATTTCCTTTTGAATGGTTATAGATGGCTACACGAGTCAAAACAAAAAAAAGTCCGGTAGAACTCCAAGGCTTACTAAGTGATCTTCCCAAGTACTTAGCGGGTATCAAACGGGACCACTACGGACTTCGAAAAGAGTACTGGGCGGTTTTTGCGAGAGAACTTTACAAAAGGATTTCTCGTGGATACTTGAAGAAATCAATGGGAGGGAAAGACGACCTGTCCAGTAAATGGAAACCTTTGAAAAAATCAACAATCGACAGGAGATTACGCCAGGGATCTCGTCATGGACATCT